TAGCTGTTACTCCATCTAAAATGTTTAACTCAGCAGCGGTAGAGGTAACCCCATCAAGAATGTTTAATTCCGCAGTTGTAGCTGTAATACCATCGAGCGTATTTAACTCTGCAGCCGTAGCGGTAACCCCCAAATCGCCAAGAGTAACTGTGCCTCCAGCTGCATCAAGCTGGGTTTGAATATTTGAAGTAACACCATCAAGATAATTTATTTCAGCTGTAGTAGCTGTAACACCGTCGAGAAGGTTTAGCTCTGTTGCGCTTGCCGTCACGCTTAAATCAGACAAACTAGAAACTGTGCCAGTGCCTTTAGTATCAAGCTGTGTCTGTATGTTTGAAGTAACACCATCAACATAATTTAATTCGGCTGTTGTGGCTGTCACCCCATCAAGAATATTTAATTCTGCTGTACTGGATGTAATGCCATCCAAAACATTAATTTCTGCTGCCGTTGCAGTTACAGCCGTCCCGTTAATAGAAAGGCTGCTTGGGTTTGAACCCACCTCAATAACAGCGCCACTACTGTCTTCTGTGTAAAGACGCTTGTTAGTTAAATCAAATGCTGGTTCGCCTTGGACTAGATCACTAGCTGCGGGCGCACCCGATCCATTCTTGAGTTTAATTGTTGTTGCCATGAACTACTCCAAGAGGAACACGAAACAAAAAGTAAAGGGGGCCGAAGCCCCCGAGTAGATTAAGCAGACGGTACTGCGAGTACAAAGCCAGCCTCTGGGCGGTATACCTGAACACCATAAAGGGTGTCTGCGGTGTACAGCGTAGAGAGGTACTCTTGCTTGTACTGAGTCTGCGAACGCACACCCAACTGCTCAGCCATTACTACAGCTTCATTGTGGAACAACAAAGCAGCGCGAGTATCAACACTAGAAACGGTGTTGTCAGCAGCTGACTCAATGGTTCTGCAGTTGGCAGAAACGTAAACGTCTACACCATACAGGTTACCAATAAGACCACTGTTGACTGACTGACCGCTTACAAAGTCAGAAGATACATACCGATCAATGCCCATAATCGCGTTGCGCGTTGCAGGCGGGATGATCAGGCTGCGGTTTTCCATCGGTACATTGTTGTCATCCATCTTCTGGATCATGTCACGGAAAAAAGCATCCGTGAACTCGTCACCAGCTACCAGAGTGTCATCAGTGTACTGAGTAGTAGTACCGCCATCGTTAAAGAAACAACCAGTGTGCTGGTAGTCAGTAGCAGCGGGGCTAAATACAATAGCGCCACCGTCACCAAAGCCAGTGCCAGCTGCATGCAGGTCATTATCAACCTGTACAGCCAACGAGTAACCAGCGTCTTCAGTGTAGAACTGACGCAAAGATCCAAGTGCTTGAACCTCTACAATGTCCTCAATCAAACGCGAGTATTCAAAGTGACGGTTAATCGTAACGGTCAGCTCTGACTCGGTGTTAGCAATGATTGTTACTGCAGTGTCAGCCGATTTTGCGTTGGCATCGCCGCGAGTAGGCTTAGGAATGTGAATAACGTCACCCTTCTTGCCATTCATAGCGATGCGCTTGACAAGGGGAGCCATTTTCAAATTCTTCTGATAAGAAGCAATAATTTCATCCGACCAGATTTCTGGTACAAAAGTTGCTGCTTCCGTTAATGCGGTGTTACCCGCTGCGCCAGGATAAGTTGCTGTAGCCATGATAGTTCTCCTTTAGGCTATTTAACTCGACCCTCCGCGTATGCTCTCAAAATCTCTTCTGACAAAGCTGAATAACGCTCGGGATCATTCTTCATAAGTTTAATAATGTCAGCCCGACGATAAGTTTTCTTTCTTGATCCTTCAGCTGTTCCACGAGCATTGCCTGTTGCAGCGGCCTTCACAGCATTTTTACGATTTGCACGTTCTGCTTTAGCTGTTTGTTGAACAATATTTGATCGTTCTTTCCACAGCGAAAACAATTCGTTTGCAGCATCGTAGTCATACTGCTGGTCAGCCTGAACAAACAATTGTGTTCTAACCTTTGATCCCTTAATCCATTCGGCAAATCTAGGGTCTTCCAAAACATGATCCATATCTGGATGATCGGATCGCAGCTGTGCAAGAGTAGCCTGTTGTTTGTACTGTCTTCTGTACGATTCTGCCTCTTTAATTTTAGGGTGATTATCTATAGCCCGATTTACAGCACTTTGTGGATCAACAAAAAAATCAACGTCTCCGTTGTTATCTTCTTGCTGTGTTTGAGGTGCTTGTTTTTCATCGAGTTCTGTCTGGATGTAGTTGTCAACTAACTTCCTAAGCTCGCCTACTTCCGTACTCTGTTTGCCTGAAAACCTCTCAAGCTCTTGGTTCATCTGTACAAGCTCTTCTACAGACTTACCACGGTACTTTTCTGGAATATCAGATTCTTCTGGCTTGTCCCCTACGGGAGCCTTAGAAACCTCTTCAGCTATTTCAGGAAATTGTGTTTCCTCTTCATCTTGACGCTCATCAATAATTGTCGCTCTTGACATCATTTAACTTATTCCGCCTAAAGGTTATGGAATGATTAGGATTGACTCTTCTCTCGTTGAGCTTCCCGTCCTTTTCGTCCCGCTTTTTCGTGTTCTCGTACCCACTTCATGTGCCTCCCAGGGAAATCTCCGGTAGACCCATCCAGCACGAAATTCGACGCTGAGACAATTTTTGTAGCGTTAGCACCACATTTGCACCTACTAGTTGTGGTTCCACTTTCTACAAATTCTTCAAATATATGACCGTTTTCGCAACGAAAGTCAAATACCTTATACATCTTCTTTCTGCAACTCTTCAAAATTAGTGTTCAAGGTGGACTCAAAGTTTAACAGATACGCTAATACGTTTAGCTGCCCTTTGCGGACGTACAGATCATTTGCATCCTTTGTCGCTTCAACACTATTAATTGAAAGAGCGTTTTCCTTTAACTCTTCGATTAACTGTTTCCAACCATCGTTGCCAAACAGGTCAAAATATTTGTTGTAATACTCTTCAGTTTCTTTATCCATTGAGGCCATAAGGTTATCTCTAATTAACTTTTCTTTTTACGCCTCTTTCCAGAAGCCGTTACATCGTGTTTGATCCTAGCGGGTCCGGTCTTTCTAGACTTGGATCTTGCTTTCTCAGCAGCCGTCATCTTAGCTGCTACCTTTTTAGGCCGACAAGATGGGTAAGGCCGTTTTGATTTCTTTGCAGACTTTCTACCGCAAGGCTTTCCGGTTTTTACATCAATCCATTCTTCCTTAAACCATTTAGTCAAGCCCTTTTTGGTTTTAGCCATAAGTGCCACCGCGTTTTTTGTATTCCTTTACGAGCCATGCATTAGCGTAAGCGCTAGGATATACATCAAACTTTTTCTTAGCCGCAGTTTTAACCCTTGAGTAAAGAGCTTTGTTCTTTACGTTATCAGGTATAGATCCAGTCTTTTTTTTTGCCTTTGCCTTTTTCTTGGCTGGCATTACTTCTTAACCTTTTTCTTCTTTTTCTTAGGTTTTGACTTGTATGCGTTAGGTCCGTATCCCATTATAACACCTCACTTTTTGTGAACTTTTTGAACAGGAAAATCAACTGCCTGTGACGCTCCCTTGTGGGGTTTATATCCACCAGAAGGGTTTTTCATTAGCTTAAAGCTCTTACCGCTTTTCATCCAGTGATAACCGTCAGGGGCTTTTACTTTCACTTTCGTAGTCCTTTATATGCTTATGAAGGTCATGTTGACGTTTGCAAGCATGACATACACCACAAGTAATAAAACCTTCAGGTGATTCTTTCGGCTTTCTACACGACCAATATAATTTACGCAACCCCTCTGGCATCGCATAGTAAACACCAAGGCTTCGCTCCAACGGTATTTTGCTCATGTAATCAAACGGAGCAGCCCATACAGGCTTGATCTGTTTGTTCATAAACAATGCGCTAAACACGCCATAGGCTTCCGCGCTTTCTTCTTTGCTCATGTTGTAATCGCCTGTAAACACAGCCGCCACAGGCTCTGTCATAGCCGATATAATTCTTCCTGCTTGAAACAAAGCCAAAGACATATCACGACCGCCAGGGTATTTGCTTTTGTATGAATACATACAAGACGAAAACTCAAATTCTCTTTGGTTTTCCTTTAACCAATTCACGCTATCATAAATGGCTTTAGCTTCTGCTTTAAACCTGCCTTCCGAGTTATCAAGATGAATCGAATGAATATGCACCTTGTGCTTCGTATGCTCTAACAAACTCCAAGCAAGAGATACGCTATCCATTCCGCCAGAGTACATAACAATAACCTTATCGGTTGGCCTCCTTAGCAGCCTGTGGTACTTGATAGCAGTGTCTATCGACTCCTTAGTTTTTAATTTATACCGAGATTCTAACGTCATTCTCACTCCTTATTTGATTGTTACCACTTCTTACATGACCAATACCTTGCTGACAGCTTATCAGGAGGGCTTGTATCACATTTATGCCTAGCCCTAAAAGACTTCCTACGAGCAGGCTGGTCTTTCTTAATGGTCATTTTTTGATCGCCAAATCTAATTAGCTTGGTTTTGTCACCTTCCTTTGCAACAACCACAAACTTTTTAGTCGGATGTTTCGGCGTTCTCTTCGGTTTGTTGTACCCGCTTACGCCCGCGCGCTCCAGCTTTGGATCCTTTTTCTTTTTCATCCAATCTGCTCTCCAATGTTTCCAATCGGGCTTTCAGGTCTTGCAACTGGTCTGTCTGGTCCTTGAAGGCTTCGTTGATCTGGCTCAACAGGTTGTTGATTTCGGTTTGTGTCATTAACATTTTTTGTCTTTCCCTCCACTTCGCGTTCTTTCAAAAGCCTGTCAGCTACCTTAAGCCTACGCTCAAACTCTTTATCGTCGGCATCTCCTGCCTGTAGGTTTCGGGTAACTGCTTCAATTCTTTCAATCTCAAGTTTTTGAGGCGCAATCTGGGCTTCGACAGAAATCTTCGCTGCTCTTGCTTGCGATTCTGCTGCCTGACCATTCAATGCATTTGTCTGACTTTGTTGCAACTCCAATTGCGATTGTTGAGCCACCATTGCCATTTGTTGTGCTTGCGGATTTGGTTGAGAAGCCTGCTGCATTGTGGCAATCAAGTCTTCTCTGTTACTAAGGTTCATGTTGTCGATAATGCTTTGAATCAATACAGGATACAAAGGACTGTCTTGCTTCATTGTTTGCAGCAATTGAACCAGCTGAGTTACCTCATACTCCCTAGCAATAATGCCAAGGGTGCTGGTTGCTACAAACTTATAGTCCGACACAGGATATTCGTCTGGATCAAACTGCATATACCGATGCGCCGCTTTAGTAACAAACGGCAAAAGGAAAGACTGTTGGAAATTTATAAGGGTGCGCTTATGTCTCTTAATAATTGCACCGAGAGACATAGATATCCCAGCAGCAGTACTTTCACCATTGACCTGTCCAGCGATCCCTGCGGAGTCCACAGCGCCTGTCGCTTGTTGCACCATTTGCTGAAGGCTTGCAGCTTGAGCAAAAGTAATTTGCCCCACCTGCCCGAAATTAAATGGCTGCAAAACTTCACGTGGATCTCCGTTAGTTAAAATTATTTTACCCGGTCTAACCTCGGGCTTAGCGCCTCTAGGTAATCGGGTAGCATCAATAGCAATCATTGGGTGAATCGTAAGACTTAGCGCATCAATTCTTGCTCTAAGCTCTGTATCCAGTGCCTTCTGGCTGTTATAGCCTTTTTCACAAACGCCACGACCCCAGAATCTCCCTGGGACTACATCCCAAGGAAATGCAACTACGGGCCTATCGCTCATCATATATGGATTTTTTGTGGCTTTTAAAAGCATGCCGCCGTTTGCAATTACAACAACGGCTTCGACGTACTTTGAGTCTTCTTCGACTTCAACGCCTTCGGCCTCAAGAAGCTCTTTCGGCACTAAGCCATAATACTTTGTAATCCGAACCTTGTCATCATTGTAGATCGTTAAATCTTGATCTGGCTCAAGATCAGTATCCGCAGCTGCCGACTCAATGTAGCCTTCGTTATAGGAGCCTTGCTCCTGAAGAATCTCTACAGTGTGCTTGCTTACAAACTCATCAATAGCAACACCATAGGCTTCCTCAATAGAGGTTGCTACGGGATCTATTAAAAAATTCTGCGGTAATACAGGCTTTAGTTTTACAACAACACGATCTTTAATGTTTACGCCAACAGCCTGAAGATCTCCACCCATAATTGGCTCTGTTGCGGGAGCCATTTCTTTAATTTCCTCAATAACCACCTCACCAATGCCTGTGCCAAATACGGCAGCATTAATAAGACATTCCGCCACAGCTTTTCTAACCTTACAGGATTCAAAGTCTTCACTTAGTTTTTTCCGCAAATACAAAATATCTTGTCTTTGCCCATCGCCTACATCGTCTGAGATATCAAACCACTTTCCACGTCCAAAAGTAGCCTCTTCAAGTTCTGCTACGTTAGATTCTACAGCCTGCTGTAACGCAGGAGCGATAATTCTAGAACGCTCAGACGCTCTTTGAGAGTCAGCAGGATCCCATTGACCTCGCCATAACCGATAGTATTCATCGAATCTTTCCTCATAGTTTGATTCAAAATAATCGCGCCAATCTTCGCACTTTGTCATTACCCAACCAGCAAGCGATTGCTCAATCATTAAAGGGTCGGGTTCGTAAATTTCGTCTGCCATGATTCTTTCCTATTAATATCCAGATATAACATCTAAAACTTCGTGATCGTCAATTTCATACTCGTAATCGTATGCAACCTGCGCCAACTGATCTATGTACGCCAACGCATCAACCAGATCATCGTGTGTTAACGCATCTGGAAACTGAAATAACTGGTCAAGAAACCGCGTATTCCACGCGCCCTTATTTAAAATAACATAACCATTTTCAAATCGCCCCTGCAATGCCCACATAACCCTGTCGGTTTTCTTTTTATTTCCATGCGTAAGTTCCTCCACACGGAAAAACATTCCATAGCGCTTCATCAAGTCTGTTAATGGTGACATTACGGCTTGCTTAGCAATTCCTTTTTCTATTCCTACGCTTACAGGCTTATAATCACGCACAGCCTGAAAGATTTTCATAGCGGTTTCATTTAAGTCCCACCGGCCATGAATAATATTTTCTACGAACCATCCGTCAGCGCTTACTTTAGTTACCGCAATTGCTGTTTCGTCTAAGCTAGTATTCTTTGTTCGCTTTTTATTTACTTCTTCAAAACCAGCAAGGTCAATAGCAATGTAGTAATCGCCTTCAATATTGTCCTCGCCAATAGAAACCCAATCTTCCTTGAACATTTCGGAGCCTCGCGCTTCAAAAGAAGCCATAAACTCCTGTCGAAATGCATAGCTCGACATAGATTTTTTAGCTATATCAATTTCAGATGCATCAAGAATTGGGTTGTCGTAACTTGTAAAGTGCCAGCCCTTATAGGTTTCATCATCCCCAAGCTCAGCATATTTGTACAACTCATAAAAATGGTTGCGGCCCATGGGAGTGCCGATAAACAAAGCCTCTCCTTTTTGGTCCGCGAGTGCTGGACGAAGGATTTGCTCCCATACGTCAGGCTTCATGTCTGCGTACTCGTCCATCACAAGAAACTTCAAGGACACGCCACGCATTGTCTCAGGTCTGTCGGCTCCCTTGAGACTAATTGTGGCCCCGTTGACCAGCTTGATCTGCAGGTTGTTGATGTGCGAACCTGAGATGACAGGGTGTCCTAGCTCTAGCAGAGTCTGCCACATGATGTCACGGGCTTGTCCCTGCGTAGGCGCAACGTAAAAAACTTGACCTCTATCCGTCTGTAGAGCGTTAATAATGAGCATCCAAGCGGCTAGCCTAGATTTACCTGTTCGTCTTCCTGCGGCTACTACCTTGAACCGTGTAGGGTCAGAGTAGACCTCTTGCTGCCACGGTAGTAACTCTACGTTTAGATCAGTCAAACTCGTCTAGCTCTTCTTCTGTTAGCTCACGATCAGGGAGGTCCAAGGCGTCTATAGATCCGTTAAACTCTTGTAGCGTCTTGAATCTGTAGAACACCGCTGGTATCGCCCTACGACCCGTTAGCTTCTCTACAAAGTCCCACCCAGCTTTACCCGGAGGTATCGTTATGAACTCAAAGTCCATGTTCTTTGCTAGTAGTTTTTTTCGTATGGCGGTGCAACCGTGGCACCACTCAGACCCTATTACAGTCAGCATAGATTACGTTTATCTTTAGCTTCCGTTAAAGTTTACAAAGATTGCGGGTTGCTCTAACAAGTCAAATGTTACAACAAACTCCATGTCTCCTGCTGCTGTAGTGTACGCCTTGATAGCATCACCAGCTTGAAGAACAAACACTGCGTTACCGTCAATTAACAAAAAGTCTTTAGCTGATACGTTACCGCCGCCTAAAATAT